TGGAGCGGCAGGAGATGATGGTGGAGCGGATACATCAATGGATGATGATGCGCTTGGAGCTGATGGCGTTATAGGCACAACCGCAGGAGCAGGGGCTGCTATATCTGTAGGTGATGATGGTGGCGCAGGTGCAGCTGCTGGTGATGATGCAGGAGCTGGTGTGGGTGTTGGGGCAGCTGGTGTGGGAGCTGGTGTGGGAGCTGGTGTGGCTTGTGCCGGCGGCAATGGAGCTGGTGTGTTTGACGCTGAATTGGCCGATGTGGTGGCCGATGTTGAATCCGCTGAAGGCGCTGATGTATCAGCAGAAATGGGTGTATTTGGTTGTGTATTTGGTGTTGGCGTAGGCACAGCGGGTTTAGGCGTAGGCACCGCAGGTGTTGGTGAGGGCGCAGCAACCGAATTGGGATCCATTGTGGGATAATTGTTTTGCACCTTGTTAAGGTTTGATTGACCTGCGTTAAAAAACGTATGAACGCCGATTTGCGAGAAATTTATACCCTGATTGTTCTGTTGATTATATTTAACGCCAGCCTGATTGAAGTCTGTCGCATAGCCAACAGGGCTTTTTATGGTGCCATTTAAGATGCCTTTTGCAGTCGAAATGGCCTGATTAGAAAGTGTTTGAGCGGCCGGATCAGAGCTGCGTAATGTGCTAGTGCCGGGGCGATAACCCAAGAATTGATTAGGGGCAGATATCTGACCTGCCAAGGTGTTGTTTCGTAAGTTACTATAGTTACCAATGAAACGATTAAGGCCAACGTGCCCAACCGCAGCCATGCCGTTAATGCCCTGATTACCCGCTTCGCCTGCCATCACAGCAGCCAATGCATTTACATCTTTAGGCCCAAATGTTCCGTAAGGTCCAGCAACGTATCCAGCAGGCAGGGAAGGCCCAGCAACGGCATTGGGATCACCCGCCGATACAGCGGAAGCACTAGCACCTGATGCGCCTGCAGCACCTGCCCCAGCGCCTGCTCCAGCTCCACCTGATCCACCGCCAGCAAGATGCGGACGTTCAACTACTACACGCCGAGCGGTTGTTATTGCGCTGCGTATAGAGTTGAGAGCCATAGCTATTCCTTATTAGACTTTAGTTCACTTTGGGCAAGGCCAGAGATCTCAGGGTGAACAATCAATTCTTTGATGATGTTCATCTTCTCGATGTGCTCTTTGCTCATGCGATCAAGATCATCACTTTGCTGTTGAGCGGAGAGTTCTTGTTCACGGGAACCTATCTGACGAGCTTTGGTTTGAGCATCAAGCATACGAGCCCGTGCAATCATCATCTGGGCTTCATCTGGCTGATTATTGCCCTCTGGGGCATGTTCTGCGCCCTGTGGCATATGGGCACGAGCCAGAGCCTCTTGAGCACGAGCGTGATCAAGGGCGGCCTTCGCTTGGATTTCCTTATCCTTAATCTGAATCTCTTGGTCTTTTTGTTGCAGCATCTTCATCTTTTGCTGCAGCTCAGGCGGGATTTGACCTTGTGCTGATGGAGGCACGAAGAACTGTTCTGGGTTGCTCCAACCAATTGCCTTTAAGGCTGCAGTGTCGATCGCGATAGGATCATACATCGATGGATTGCCGGCTTGGAGCTGTTTCAACGCCACAATCTTCATAAGGCGCTGTGTGTGACTTGATGTGTTCGGATCAGCCTGTGGTGTCAGTTCACAATCTTCTAAGGCCTGCAGAAATGTCTGTTCATCCCAGTCATAAGCAGGCTTGTTGTTCTTTTGCCAAAATGACTCTGGATGTTCTTTAAATGTACGAACGAGCAATTGGAACTCTTCAGCCTGTGCAGCGTGAAGGCGCTTGTGCACCGAGTTCATGACTTTCGATGCTTGTTCAATCATTGCCAGTGTAGTGCCAACAGGCGCATCGGCACGGCCCTCGCCAACTTGCTGTTCTGATGTCCCACCGATTCGCATACCTGTCTGCGCCACGTTATCAACGAGCTGCATAAGGGCAGGTGAAGGTGGATTGTAAGGCAATGCCATAATTGCGTCTTTGATCGACATATTGCCTGTTTTAACCAAAGCACCACCACCGGGCGGGATGCGGAATAGATTAGTGTTTTGACGAGCGCCTGTGTCTGCAATCAAGAAGCCGGGGAAGTTTGAATACATACCAGCATCGAGCAGTTCACGCCAAGCTGCCGTCACAGCATTGGTTGTATTGCCGAGAATATGCAGAAGGCCGATGTCATAGAACCCCATGCCCGGCACAAATGGATATTTGACGATGTTTGCACGAGGCTCTGGGAGCTTCTCTGTGTCTTCATCGTAATTGCGTACGATCGATAAGATTTGCTTAGAGCTGACATCAATGGTCACGCAATAAGGGATCTCGAGGCCTGTTTCCTTACCCTTCCACTTATGCTCATAGCCTTTGATATCTAATTCGCAATAGCACTCATAGATTTCGCGGTCGCGGTCATAAATGTTCTTTTCGGATGGTGACACGCCCTGTTGCGCCATCTTCTCTAATTTAGCAGCGTCAAACTTAGGAGCGTGGGGCTGACTGAGTTCAATGTCGCGATATGTGCCGAGGATCTGCAGGCGCTTAACCACAGATGGCTTCATGTAACTGCGATGCGTCACACGCTTTGCATTGCGTAAATCGGTCGCTGAATTGTTTACGATGATATCATCCGCATCAACGGCCTCTGACACAGGGCGATTGCGTAATGGGCAGAAATAAACCTTCTTGAACCCGCAGCCACCAAAGCCCGTCATAAATAGCATGCGGTCGGTGTCTGGGTAATATTCATGTGCCGTCACAGTTAGATAGTGATTCATATCTCTCTCTAAACTGTTTGCCGCTGTGTCTTCTTGAAGATTAGCATTGTTGTTGTCGTTGCGGATCTTCACAGGCCCATCGGTCGGCAGCAATTCAGATCGAGCATTAGCTTGAAAGCGCAACACAGCCTCGAGCAGCAATGGATGGCGGACCTTAGACATTCCCTCAACGGGAGCGCCATCGGCTGCGCCTTGCAGCCCCGGAATTTCAATCTTTAGCCCAAGAAGCTTAAGCCCTTGAGCACGATCCTCAATATATTCTTTGCGGCTTTCGATGTCTTCTTCGATGCCCTGTAGCAAATCATGCGAAATACGCGAAAGCTCATTTGCGTCAATATATTCAGCAAGATTATCAAACCAACCAGCTCTATCCTTATTTTCTCGATCTGCCAACGAACTTCCATCAAGAGAGACTGTAATTGATCCATCTTCGTGCTCAATCTTTAAAATATTGCCCTTATCGTCCATGTGCGGCGTGGACACCTCATCATCATCACCAGCCTCAACAATCACTTCGGGCTGGGAGCGATTATAGGCAATCTCTTGTGGGTCCAAGCGAATGTTGGGCACGAGGCCGGGTGTAGCAGGCATGATTATTCCTTTTCGGATGCAGTATCTTCTGCACCCCCATTTTGCATTTCTTCAGTGAAGAGGCGCAACCCTTCATTGGCAGCCAATGTATCAGTTAAAGCCTGAATCGTATAGATGCGGATGAAATCGAAGGGCTCATCACCCCATACTTCAACACGCCACAGATTAACGCCAAGGTTTAATTTATCGACAATCGCTCTCGCAGGTACAAACATTATATCACACTGGGTAAAGGGGTTGAGGTGGTCCGCTTTTAAAGCGGCGCATGTCATCGATTTCTGCTCTATGCTCTACGCCATGTTTTAGCAACCCCATGTCGCGTACATACCGAACAGCCTGACTTACAGTGTCAACCAAATCGTCATGCTTACCCTTTGGGAAGGATGCGACCTGCTCGATTACCATTGTGGCCCAGATCTTATCTGGCGCATAAATTAGCTGATCTTTAAACATCCCCTGTACGGAATACAGACGGCTCAATTTATCAACATTGCCGGGGTTATTGGTCGTAACCATAAATTCAGAATTGCTGAACCGCCGTTGAAGCTCCTGTGCCACGGACATTCCAGATGCTTTCGATTCAATTACTAGCAGGTCAGCTTTGAAGGTCTTGGCGGTCTTTTCAATCCTCGTCACCAGATCTGGAAACGTCAGGCGATCCTGCCATGCATACATGAGAAACAGGCGTGGGGCTTGTTCACCATATTCACGCTTGACATTGAAGGTCTTACCATCGGCTGTTGTCGTCTTTGATGTGACGGCATTGGGATTATGGCTAAAGATGCCCCACACAGTGCATGCGCTAAAGTCATTCTCTTGCTTTTCGGTATACGCGGTGTCGAGGCTCATCATGATGTAATCGAAAGGCGGATAG